AGCCAATAGATTTCATGGTCCTTTCGATAAAATATACATACTTGGAATGGATCTAGAGGCTGAAAAAAATAGTTCTAATAATATTTATACCGGAACAAGAAATTACGACGATCCCAGGCGCGCAGTAAGAACCACAGAACAGTTTGATACCAGTACTAGAAAATGGGCTGCCTGCTTTAAAAAATGGGAGAATACTAAATTTATTAGAGTATTAGGGCCTACTCCTGCCCACCAAAAAAAGTGGAACATATATAAAAATTTTTCAGAAATAACAGTAGATCAGTTTAAGGAACAATTTAATGGCAGTTGAAGTAAGTAGAAAAGATGTTATTACTAATAAAATAGTAGATATACAATCATCAGAAAAGTTTTTAAAGTTACCTCCAGAACCTTACTTAGAGATGCTAGGTATAGAACCTCTAGACTCTCAGATGGCCATGATAAATGCTGTTAACAACCCAAAATATAGGTTCATAGTAGCAGCCCTATCTCGTAGACAAGGCAAAACATATATTGCAAATATTATAGGACAATTGGTTACTCTTATACCTAATTGTAATGTACTTATAATGTCCCCCAACTATTCTCTTTCTCAAATCTCTTTTGATTTGCAGAGGAGTCTGATAAAGCATTTTGATTTAGAAGTTACTAAAGATAACGCTAAAGACAAGGTTATTACACTATCTAATGGTTCTAATGTTCGCATGGGTTCTGTTAACCAAGTCGACTCTTGTGTTGGACGAAGCTATGATCTTATTATCTTCGATGAAGCAGCATTATCAGATGGCAAAGATGCTTTCAACGTAGCTTTACGACCCACACTAGATAAGCCCAATTCCAAAGCTATATTTGTATCAACACCTCGGGGACGCAACAACTGGTTTTCTGAGTTTTACTATAGAGGATATAGTGATGAGTTTCCAGAGTGGTGCTCAATCAAAGCCACTTATCGAGATAATCCTCGAATGACAGAATCAGATATTGATGAAGCTCGCAAGTCGATGAGTGAAGCAGAGTTCAAGCAAGAGTACGAAGCTGACTTCAATACATACGAAGGTCAGGTATGGGACTTTAACTTCGAAACCCAAGTACAGGATTATAGTCAATTTGAGCCCAAGAAGATGGATGTATTTGCAGGGCTTGACGTAGGCTATAGAGATCCTACTGCATTTTGTGTAATTGCTTATGATTGGGAGACAGAAACTTTTCATTTGCTGGATGAATACTTTGACTCAGAAAGAACTACAGAACAGCACGCTATGGAAATACAAAAACTCATAGCTAGATGGGATATTGATTTTATTTATATAGACTCTGCCGCTCAGCAGACACGATTTGATTTTGCCCAAAATTATGACATTAGTACAGTAAATGCTAAAAAATCAGTATTAGATGGTATATCTCATGTAGCAGGTATAGTAGACAACGATAAACTTTTCGTTCACCAGGAGTGTAAAGAGACTCTAGCGTGTTTGGATGCTTATCAATGGGACACTAACCCTAATTTAGTAAGAGAGAAACCAAAACACAATATGGCTTCCCACATGGCCGATGCATTAAGATACGCACTTTACTCCTTTACAACTGGTGGAGGAACTTTCTAACATACCTGAGAAAAATAGTTGTTGACAAGACACCTCAAACTCAGTATAATTTGAGTATTAAAAAAATGGAACTAAAAAGAGATTTAGTAAAATACATTCGTGATAAAGCCAAATCAAAGTATCAAAAAGGAACAGAGTGTTTCATTTGTGGTACTACTGAGAAACTTGACTTTCATCACTTTTATAGTTTAAGTCCCTTACTACGCAAGTGGGTAAGAGAGCATAATCTAGAGCCTTCTGAAGTGTTAGAGTGGCGGGAAGAATTTATAGAGAAACATGATGCTGAACTATATGACCATACAGTAACTTTATGTCATACGCACCATCTAAACCTACACTCAATATACGGTAAAGACCCCAGCCTAGCAACTGCTAAAAAGCAAGAGCGATGGGTAAAGATACAAAGAGAAAAACATGGCTTGGTATGATAAAATTTTAGGAAGAAAAGAAGAGGAGGTAGTTGAAAAGCTAAATCCAATTCAGCAGTACATCCAAGAAATCAGCTCGTCTCGGGAAGATCACACATCATATGAAAGGTTTTACGAAGAACTAGAGATAGTTAATCGTGGGGTAAATATGATTGTAGATGATGTTGCTGAGATTCCTGTTCGTATCGGAGGCCCTACAAAAGCACAAAGTATTGTAAAGGGAATTAAACGTTCTAAAGTAGACTTACTTTTAAATCTTGAGCCTAATCTGTTTCAGGATATTAGCACATTTAAACGCAACTTAATCACCGACTACTTACTAGACGGTAATATTTTTATATACTATGATGGTGCCCATTTATATCATATTCCTGCAGAAAATGTACAGATTCATTCAGACTCTAGAGATTATATAGAAAAATATACGTACAACGATATAGACTATTCTCCCGATGAAATCATACACATAAAAGAGAATTCTTTTTATAGTATGTATCGAGGAGTCTCTAGATTAAAGCCTGCAGTTCGTACTATGAAGATTATTAAAGCTATGCGTACCTTTCAGGATAATTTCTTTAAAAATGGTGCTGTTCCAGGGTTAGTACTAAAATCTCCAAATACTCTTTCAGAAAAAATTAAAGAGCGCATGATGCAGTCATGGTCAGTTAGGTATAATCCCGAAAATGGAGGTCGAAGACCTTTAATTTTAGATGGTGGTATTGAAGTAGATGACCTTACAAATATAAATTTTAAAGATTTAGATTTTCAAAATGCAATTTTAGAAAACGAAAAGGTTTTAGCAAAGGCGTTAGGAATCCCCTATCTACTTTTTGACTCTGGCAATAACGCCAACATTCGCCCAAATATGCGAATGTATTATTTGGAGACTATACTTCCTATTAATCGAAAAATTAATTACGCACTAGAAAGATTTTTTGGTTTCGAAGTAAAAGAGGATACTACAGATATTCCAGCTTTACAACCAGAATTACGAGATCAATCAGCTTATTATACATCACTAGTAAATGGCGGAATTATTACTGCAGCAGAAGCTAGAGATCGATTAGGCTTTGATGAAATTGATAATACACAAGATATTAGAGTTCCTGCAAATATAGCAGGTTCTGCAGCAAATCCAAACGAAGGCGGTAGACCCGCAGAGGAAGAAGACTAATGCCATTAACTACTCAGAGAAAGAATAATATAACAAGAACCCTTGGTTTATACTTTGCAGAAAAAGGCAAAGTTCCAAATTACTATGAGTATAGATCAGATGGATCTAGACCAAAAGGTATGGCACCTAAATTTATTTTAAGCAACTTCAAAAGCTGGAATAGTTTTTTAACGTATATGAGTAAAGCAGAACCTGAGTTATGGGCTTTAGCTAACAATATTAAGCCAGAGCCAAAAGTAGCCCCCAAGCCGAAAGTAGAGCCTAAGGCAGCACCCAAAGTTGCGCCAAAGGCTACGCCAAAGCCAAAGGCTAAACCTGCTGCTAAAGCGGCAAGCAAAAAAGAGAAGTAATATGGATAAAATCTTACATGTAGCCTCTACGTTCAAATCTCATGAGAGTGATGACGGTAGCGTAATGATACGAGGTATGGCGAGTACTAACCACTCTGACCGAGCAGGAGATGTAATATCTGCAGAAGCTTGGAGCAAGGGAGGTTTAGAAAACTTTAAAAATAACCCTGTAATTTTATTTAATCACGACTATGATAAGCCTATTGGTCGTGCTACTGGAGTTAAAGTAACAGAAAATGGACTAGAGCTAGAAGCAAAGATTAGTAAATCTGCTCCTGCCGCAGTCTGTGAACTAGTAAAAGACGGTGTTCTTGGAGCCTTTTCCGTTGGTTTCAAAGTCAAGGATGCCGATTACCTAAAAGAAACTGACGGATTAATGATTAAGGATGCTGAGTTGTTTGAAGTATCGGTTGTATCGGTACCTTGCAATCAAGCAGCTACTTTTTCGCTAGCGAAGTCTTTCGACTCTATTGACGAGTATGAAGCCTTCAAGAAAACTTTCACCAATCGTGTAGATCTAACAGGTCAGTCTCTGACCAAAGAAGATGAAATTTCATCCAACCTGGTTAGTGACACACCTACAAGCTCCGAGAAATCGGAAAAACAGGAGATCAAAATGGATTCTAAAGAACCCACAATCGACTTGGAAGCATTTGCTAAGAAAGTAGCTGATGAAACTGCTGCTAAAATTGCAATGAAACAAGCCGAACAAAAAGCCGCTGACGAAGCGGAACAAAAGGCTGCTGCCGAAGCTGAAGCCCAAAAAGCTGCAGAACAAGAAGCAGTAGAAAAAACTATCCGTACTGGTATTGAAACTGGTGCTGAGCGTTTACAAGCAGACATGGAAGCTGATTTTGCAAAAGCAAAAGATTCTGAAATTGCTGAACTCACCAAAAAGTATGAAGCTGAAGTAGCTGAAAAAGCTGCTGAGCTTGAAGCTATGCGTAACAGCAAGCGTGACTTCTCTGGTCGTAAACAAGGCGATGTCTCTGCATGGGGCAAAGACTTTTTAGGCGCAAAAATTGTTGGTGCTATTACAGGCAAAGGATGGGATACTGACTATGCTAAAGGCTTAATGGAAAAAGCTGGTGTAGATATTACTTATACTGGTGCAGGTTCGTTGGGTATTGACTCTAGCGTTATTACTGCGTTTACTGAAGCAGTTCGTTTAGAGCAACGTGTTGCTAGTCTTTTCCGTGAAATTCCAGTTACTTCTGGTGCGACTGTATTACCAGTAGCTCCTGATACTGGTTTAGCAACTTTTAGTGCTGGAGGTATTGAGCATACTGATAATACTATTATTAATAGTATTGCAGGTTCTGATAATGCATATGCAACTACTCAAGTTATCTTACGTGCATATCGTTTGGTAGCAGGTACTTTCTTGAGCAATGACACTGATGAGCAGACTGTTGTTGCAATGTTGCCAATGATTCAATCAGCTCTTGCACGTTCACACGCTCGCGCGATGGACAGCATGTGTTTAGTTGGTGCAGGCGCTTCTTCAGTACGTGAAGGTCTTGTAGGTAAAGATGGTACTGATACAGTAACTGGCGCTTATGGCGTTGCACCTACTGGTGACGTTGACACTGAAACTTCTGGTGCTCAAACTTCTATTAATGCAGACACTGCAGAAGAAATCACTGCAAATGGTCTTTTAGCCATGCGTCAAAACATGGGTAAATTTGGTATGAATCCACAAGATGTAGCTTACATCTTACCTACTGATGGCTACTTACAGCTTATCGATGGTCCTGGATTTACTGATGTGTCAGAAGTTGGTGAAGCTTTAGCTTCTAAGCTTTCTGGTTTAGTTGGTACCATTTACGGTTCTCCTGTAATCTCTAGTGATATTCTTGCGAATAAGTTAGATGATGCAAGTGCAGAAACTTCAACTGCTGCTTGTGCAGTTAACGTGAATAACTATGTTATCCCACGTCTTGCTGGTGTAAACATTGAATCTGATTATCAGGTTGCACAACAGCGTACAGCTTTAGTTGCATCTCAAGCTGTCGGCTTCAATGAAATTGAAGACGGTACTACAGGTAATGCTCCTGTTGTTCGAGCGTCTTACGCTTAATAACGGTAGTTATACTTATAACTTCGGGGTGGTTCGCCACCCCCAAGTTTTTACTAATGGATTTATAATATGTCAGTAAATATAAATGGGAATGATTTAATCACCCTACAAACATATAAAGACCTTGAGGGCTTAAAAAGTAACAATGACGATGTTCGTCTTGGTGCTATAATTACCTCTGTGAGTCAATTAGTAAAAACTTATTGTGGAAATAGTTTAGTAGACTATGTAACTAGTGACAAGGTAGAAACCATAAACATGGAATTTCCTAGTGCTAAAGTTCAAACTACAGAGAGTCCTATAATTACTGTGACTTCTGTACAAGAGAAAAAAGCAGGTGCAGATTCCTACAACACTTTAGTGGTAGATACAGACTATCATGTAGATACAGAAACAGATACTATTGTACGACTAATTTCAGGAAGAGAAAAATTTTGGGAAGTAGGGTATGGTACAGTAAAACTTACTTATAGCGCAGGATATTCCTCATTGCCTGCAGATTTAAAACTAGCTGTTTGCGACTTAGTTACTTACTACTTTAAAAGTGAGCATAAAGAAAGACGAACAATACAAGGGGCTACACAACAAAACCCTGCAGCAGGCGGAAAAAATAGTATCTCTTTTCCAGACCACATTAAAAGAGTGCTAGATTTTTATAAGCAGTATTAATGTCTAGTTCGGCTTTAAAGGCGTTCGCACAATCACTCGCAGATACTGCAGGTGGAAGTAAAAAAGCTGGCTCAGGTAGGGCGCTTAATGAAAGTGCACAGTTTCATGTAGTTACTGTACCAAGAGATGAGTATTACGATGGATTAAGGGGCGCAAATCCTTCTTTCACAGAAGAAGAACTGGATATAATATATAAAACGTATATTGGTATGCTTAAAAAGCATGAAAAGAGTACTATAGGAAATATAGAAAAAGCGCAAAAAGCAGGACAAATGAAAGGGAGAGGAAAAAATGCTCCTTTAGTAGACTTTGATGATAATGCACTCGTAGTAAAAAAGCTATACGAAATAAGAGATAAAAGAAGATCACAAGGCATAGAATCTTTTATAGGTGCAGGGTATGATACTTTAAGAAAGATGAAAGGTACCAATCTTGTAACAGCAGTTCTTCCCTTATTACAGGGTAGAAAAAAAGAAGACCTAAAGAAGATTGGTGGTATGGGAGCCGAGGGTGTTCAGTTTGAGCATGGTGGTGGTGGACTGGCCGGTGTTGGTGTTAGAGCAAATTTAGCAAAGCAACAGTTTGCAGCTACCAGACAAGGTATGTCGGCCGAAGAGCAGAAAGCCGTAGAAGAAATATTTAACTCCGAAGACGTATTAAAGGTCTCAGTAGATAGAGAGCTTAAAGTATCAGACGATGGTCTTTTTCTTTTAGAACACGCGGTAGAGCTACAGGCAATAGACGCTAGATTAAACCAGGAAGCCTCTAATACTTTTGAAACGGAAGCCACTTTGCAGCTTGCAAAGATTGGTGGTTTAGCAAAACTAAAAGGCTCATTAAGCATGGAAGAGGCTTTAGAGCAAGTACTGTTTCATGCACTTACTCACGCTTTAAAAGGAACAGGGGCGACAGTAAGAATCTCAGGAGCCCCTAGAAGGAAAGCATACAAAGCTAAAAGCGCAGGAAAAGGACAAAAGAAACTAAAGCAAAAAGTTACAGTACCTACCATGACAGTAACGGGTGCAATGGAAGTAGCAAAAGAAAAGCGAAAGAGAGATGGCAGAAAGAAGCGATCTCCAGCAAGTACTCCCATACAGTTAATTGGAGCAATAAACAAAAACCTTCCAGCATCTATAAGATCGGAAATGGGAGCTCCAAGGTTGGTAAATCGAACAGGTACTTTTGCAGATAGCGTAAAAGTAACCAGTGTTCTGCAGCCTCCATCAGGATTACCTGCTGTAGAATACACGTATCAAAAAGATCCTTATGAGGTATTTGAGATGGGGAATGGCAATAAAAACTGGGCTACCCCTGAAAGAGACCCAAGAAACCTAATAGAAATG